CTATGCAACAAGCGGATGGTCGTAAAAGAAGGGAAAGAATACAAATTCAACCGGGATTTCCATTATTGAGCCCCTATACCATAAAATCCCGGTGTGACATTTTTCTGTGACATTTCCCGACTTTACTTTAATGCAGGGGTGTAGATATGGGAATAAAGCAAAGCTATGGCAGGTTTCATAATACAGGTGCAATCTGCCATACTTCCTTTTGTATGTACACTGGAAACCGGACAGCATCTGCATTATTTGAAGTGAAGCTATCATCCATGCCGGGCTTGCCTGTCTGCCAGTAATAAACCCTATGGGGGAGCCTAATACCCCACTCGCCTTTCGGCAGCGGGATGAGTGCCATTTAAAACAGCAAGCTGGGCACGGGAAAATCGCTGTCGGGATTGGACAGAGTACGATAAATTCTAACTCTTTTGTAGCCAACGATGATATCTGCTTTATGCACATAGTTCCTGCAGAAGAATCAGATCGGACTTTAACCAAGTTATGATTTGAGGTGATAGTTATGGCTGGCGCAAAAACACATCATGTGAAACAGGGATAATCCAGCGATACCTTAGTGCAAGGCCTTCAACAAAAACTCTTGAATCCATTCGGTAGAATATCGGACAGTCCCATGCTTTGGCTTATTGGACATATTGTTAATTTTGTATCCCCTACTTTCGATCCTGGTTTGCTATGTTTGTAGTCAAACTCGTTATCAGAATCAAGTTACGAATGTTCAATGATCATAGCACATACTCTCTAACAAAAATTGGTTCATGTTGTGGCAAACTTCTATCATATACTCTGGTAAACATGATTTCCTTGACTGGATAATCTCTGCTACAATCTATCTTGGAAATACGGCAAACAAAGGCTCACTCTCCGGCAACATCAATTATCGCGTATCGTTTAGTATGTCCAATATGCCGCCGACCAGTTTAAGCAATCTATGCTTGGCTTGTAGCACACTGAGGGCAGATGAAAAGTCAGATTAAATCTGGAAAATCTATTGACTAAACTAAAGTTCAAATTAACCTAAAAACGAACTAAAAGAATCGATTTAAAACTTTCTTCGGTATTTAATCATAGAAATATCATAGTGAACGGAAAAAATCTCCTGCTTTTATCTTTTTATTGCATAATATTTTATATCTTCGCATCTCAAATAAATCAATCTATACACAGTATGGATAAACCCATGAATAGAATCAAAGAGGTGCTTGAAGAGAAAGGCATCAAACAGACCTGGCTGGCAGAGAAACTTGGAAAAAGTTTCTGTATTGTCAATTCCTACGTATGTAATCGACGACAGCCAAGTCTAGAAGTGCTTTTCGAAATTGCAAAAATTCTTCAAGTAGATCCCAAAGATTTAATTGATAGTGATGAAAAATAATAAACAACAATATACATTCATTGATTTGTTCGCCGGACTTGGGGGCTTTCACCTCGCCTTGCAGCAATTAGGGTGTAAGTGCGTCTTTGCTTCTGAAATTAAAGATGATTTAAGAAAATTATATGCTTTAAATTTTCCAGAGACCCCAATTTATGGCGATATAACAAAGATCAACCCGGAAGACATACCTCCACATGATATTGTATGTGCAGGCTTCCCTTGTCAACCGTTTAGTCAAGCAGGCAAAAGAGAAGGTTTTAATGATACTAAACAGAGAGGTACGTTATTCGACTATATTTGTGCCATCGTTGCTGAACATAGACCCAAATATCTTTTACTCGAAAATGTGCAAAACCTCAAGAATCACGACAACGGTAATACATGGAAAGTAATACAAGAAAAGTTAGCTGCGCTAAATTATGATGTGAAAGCTGACATTCTTTCACCACATCAATTTGGACTTCCCCAACATCGAAAAAGAATTTTCATTGTTGCTATTGCCAATGAAAAAGGTTCTTTAGACCATTTTCGTTTCCCTGTTGCTCAGAAAGGCGCATCGCGTTTTTGCGACATCAATAAGGTTATTGATGCGAGCGATACTAATATCACAAAGCTAAAACCTGAAACAAGGCTTCAACTTGAAGTTTGGCAAGAGTTCATTGACCAAACTATCGCGCACGGCGATACTATACCGTCATTCCCTATATGGGCCATGGAATTTGGAGCCACATATGATTTCAAAAATAAAGCCCCTGTATTCCAATCTCTTGAAAATTTGCAAGGCAAGCTAGGAAAATTGGGGCAACCCATAAATGGACTGACAAAAGAGGCTTGCATAGCACAGTTACCCAACTATGCTCAAACCACAACTTCACTAATATTTCCAAATTGGAAAATAAGATATATCGAACAAAACCGCAAATTTTATGAACGAAACAAATCATGGCTTGATCCGTGGATTGAAAAAATTCGCAATTTTGAAAATAGCCATTTGAAAATGGAATGGAATTGCGGTATTACGGCTACTCCTACACTTGAAGATAAAATTATCCAATTCAGAGCTTCGGGTATTCGTGTAAAACTACCCAATTTCGCACCTGCACTAAATTTGGTAGGTACTCAAATTCCTATTTTTCCATGGGTAAAATTACCCGCTGAGATTCTATCTGAGGGAGAGCCCAATAAAGGTCGCTATATGACAATCCGTGAAGCCGCTGCAATTCAAGGTATGCAAGACTTGAATTTTAGCTCGCTTTCATCTACACGAACTTTAGAGGCCTTGGGTAATGCTATAAATGTAACATTGGTACGCCGTATCGCAAAACTCCTATTGAACGATGAACAACAATAAAGTTTCCATAGCTACCAAGCCATTAGTCTATTCTGCTTTTCGTTACATCGAAAATAAGGTATGGAACGCTCTTGCAGAATATGTAGATAATGCTGTGCAGAGTTTCAAAGACCATATAGATATTCTGAAAAACATTAACCCTAATGGCAAACTACGTGTAGATATCAACATTGATATAGAGCAAGATATAATTACCATTACTGATAATGCTTTCGGTATAACTAACGAAAATTACGACAGAGCTTTTGAGTTAGCCAATATTCCATTAGACCGCAAGGGACTCAATGAATTTGGTATGGGTATGAAAGTTTCCTCTATTTGGTTATCTGATCTTTGGACAGTTCAGACTAAAGCGTATGGAGAAAGTGAAATCAAAACGTTAGTTTTTGATATTCACGAAGTAACCAAAAACCAAGAGGTAGAACTTCCCATAATCACTGAATCTGCAAATTTATCAGAGCATTATACTATAATAACCCTTACTAAACTATCTCAGAATAAACCACGCACTCGCCAAATTGCCTATGTCAAGAAGCATTTGGCAAGTATTTATTCCAAATACATTCGTGAAGGTATTTTAGATTTAGTAGTTAATGGTGAACTTTTAGAGGACACGCAACTGCAATGTCTCATTGCTCCATATTACAAAACTCCTAATGGAGAGAAGATTACATGGCGCAGAGAAATCAATTTTTTAGCTCCTAAATATGATGAAACTGGTAAGCAGATAGGTGTATATTATGCCAAAGGATTCATCGGTATTCTTGAAAAAATGTCTACTTCCGTAGATAACGGTATCCTATTGTTTAGGCGTGGTCGTGTTATCGGAAGCAGTTATGATGAGAAATTTCGTCCAAAAATTCTGAGCGGAGAAGAAGGTTCTCCTCGCTATAAACGAATTTTTGGAGAATTGGAACTTGAAGGCTTTGATGTAAGTTTCACCAAAAGTTCTTTCCAGGACGATGATGAGTTTTCTACTTTCATTGAAATTCTTAAAGGCGACATTGACCGAGATAAATCTTTAGACTTATTTGGTCAGGCACAAAACTACACCAAGCCCAAAACTCAAGCAGATAAGACCAGGGCTGCTCAGCAACTTGTTAAAACCATAGCTGATGAAATATCCAAGCCAATGGAATTACCTGTTGAGCCAATAGAAGTTCCGACGACTATCGCTAAAACTTCGATAACAACTACTGTTGTCGAAACCCCTTCTCAGACAGAGCCAGCGCAGACCATTGAAAACGAGTCATTTGAAATTCCGGCTATTGAGACCGAGGTTAAGCCCTCTGCTTCAACTTCATTCAGATTGGTTATCAATGGTGTTTCCGAAAGTTCAAGCAAAGGTCTTTATTCTTTGGTAAATAAACCAGACGGGAAATATTATGCTACTATAAATTTGTCTAATGGGTTCTTTGAACGTTTTAGAGACTGTCTTTCTTCTGAAGACAGTATTTTGCAGTTGGCTTATTTTATTAAAAATTTGGTAGTAACAGAACTTCTTCTATTGCAATCCGGCACACCTTCGGCTGCAGCTTTTAGAAATAAGTTCAATCAACTTTTTGGCCTGATATGACAGAAATTATTTCCATAACTGATATAGTACAAGACCCTCCAAAGGACTACTTTATGCCATCCATTGGAGAACGCACTATGGCGTTTATAAATAGCCAAGAAAAAATTGATGAGGACAGTAAACTCACAATAATAGAAGAAGCACAAGATATTCTTTCTCATTGTATTCTTCCCGGTAATCAAGAATCTATAACCAACATTGCTGTTGGTTATGTTCAGAGTGGAAAGACATTATCTTTCACTACTCTAACAGCACTTGCTGCTGATAATAATTGGCGTATCGTCATTTATCTCACTGGTACTAAGACTAATCTCAAAGAGCAGACTTCTTCTCGCTTGCGTCAAGATCTTCTTTTTGACGAAAACGAATACTACAAAATTTTCACAGACCCAAGCATCTCAGATCGCAACCGCATAAAGAATTTTATGGAGATAGGGCAAGAAGTTCTTCTTTTTCCTATCCTCAAACATTATAAGCATATAAATTCTTTAGCTCAGATTTTTGAAGATCCCGAAATCAAAAATCTTGTTAAGAATTTTGGTGTCATTATTATTGATGATGAAGCTGACCAAGCAAGTTTCAACACGTTTGCAAAGAAGAATGCAGGAAAAGAAGACTGGGAAGATGATGATTTTAGTAGAACTTATAGCGCAATCTTACGATTGAAGAAAACTCTGCCAAATCATTCATATATTCAATATACTGCCACTCCGCAAGCGGCGTTCCTTATTGACAATAATGACATTCTTTCTCCCAAATACCATACTGTCTTGACTCCAGGTAAAGGATATACGGGTGGTAAATATTTCTTCAAGAATACGGAGTGCAACTTGCTCTCCATTATCCCAGATGAAGAAATTTATCATTACAGCCGCAATCCTTTAACTGAAATACCAGCCTCTTTAATGGAGGCTTTAAGGCAATTCATTATCAGCGTAGCCATTGTTGTCATCAAAGAAAAGCGTCAACCATTCCTTTCTATGATGGTCCACATTGACGGTCGCAGAGATACCAACGAAATTTTCGAGCACTGGATTTCAAATAACTTACAGTATTATTTGGAAATTCTTCGTGCTCCCCAAGGCGACCCTGGCAAAGATCTCTATATCCAGTCTCTCAAACAGTCATTCGATAGTATAACTCAATACATGGAAAATCCTCCCTCTTTTGAGGAAGTCCTTCCATTAATTCCGCGTACCATACTCAGGACACAATGCCATTTGGTTCAAGGTGACAGCGAGAATACCATTGATTGGAATGCCGAGAAAGGACATATTTTAATCGGTGCAGATATGCTCAACCGAGGATTCACTATTGAAAAACTTTCAATATCCTATATGCCTCGCACATCTGCCGGGCGCTCAACAGCTGACACCATTGAGCAACGATGCCGATTTTTTGGTTATAAGATGCCATACATTGACGTATGCCGGGTGTTCCTCAGTGCGAAAAGTAAAGACGAATATACCGCTTATGTCGAGCATGAAGAAGTTTTGCGGTCGAGTTTAAAGCAATGCCATACGCTTGCTGAGTTCAGCAAACATTCTATAACAATGCTTCTTTCAGATTTACTCAATCCGACCCGTACAAACATTCTATCTAATAAGTTAGTAAGAGATAAACTTATTGGCTGGAGACAGATGCTATCACTCGATTGTATGCAAGAGAACAAAAGACTCTGTGTTGACTTCCTCAGCCGCATAGAATCTTTTATCCCATGTGGTGAATATGGCAACGAAATTAGAAATCATCGTCATGCGTTAGTACCTATTGAGGAATTTATTAAATTTTTCCGTGAGTTCAAGTACATGGATGTACCGAACATTACAAGAAAAATTGTTACTATCCAATACCTTCAATACATTAAGGATTTCGAAAATATTGGGGTGATTGATGTCTACCAAATGGCTTATCAAACGGAAACTTCAAGAAATTTACGTAGCCGTAAAATTAAGGGAAATAAGCCTAATAACCTTCAAGCCGGTCGAGCAGACAATGCTTCTTATCCAGGTGATAAAGAATTCTGCTCAAATTCTGTAGTATCGGTTCAGTTTCACCATATTATTCTCGATGATCCCGGATTACAATATGGTAAGAAAGATTTGTTTAACCTCGCCTTCTACTATCCACTCGCTATCGGTGAAGATTTTATAAGGCTCGACAAACCTGTGGAAGATGATGACTCTGAATAATATTAACTTACTTGAGAAGTTTCGTGAACTTAAAGCCCGACCTCATACTAAGAGCGGCTTTAATGCTGTTGTAATTTCTGAAACTTCTCCACATCGTTTAGGCATAACCTCGGAAGGTTACCCTATATTTTTCATCGCTTGTTCTTCATCTGAACGTGTTTCAGATATTAACCTTCGACTTTTCAAAGTCTTGTTCAATCGCCGATGTACCATTTCCGACACTACTACCGAGTCAGATATTCAAGGTACATTTTCGATAATACAGTTAAGTTCACAAAACCCTGACTTTCAAAAATATTTTCTGGAAGTAGTATTTCTACTTTTATGCCGGTTGGAGGACAAGCCTACCGTCAATATATTGAAAGCCGAAGTATCAAAATTGATAAGCCTCTTTACGAGTGTAAAATCAATTTCTAAAGAAGTAGTTAGAGGTCTTTGGGCTGAGCTAATTTTGATTAAGCGAGCCTCAAATCCGTCATACCTTATTCGCTCCTGGCACGTTATTCCTGAGGATAAATTCGACTTTAACGATGGTTCTGATAAAGTAGAAGTCAAATCTACTAATGGGACTAAACGAGAACATACATTTTCTCTTGAACAACTCAACCCTAATAAAGGATCAAGATTGCTCATCGCTTCAATGTTTGTTTCGCAAACAGGAGTAGGTAAAACTATTTTTGACCTTGTAGACGAAATTAGTTCTTCTATTTCTGACGTTGATGTTCTGTTTAAACTCCGCGAAGAAACAACCCAAACGATTGGTTCACATATCGAAGAAGTTTCCAACATGTTCTTTGATGAAAATGTCAGCCTTGATAGTTTACGGTTCTTCGATTACGCCTCTATACCCTCTATCAATATAGCAAATGTTCCAGCGGAAGTTTCTGCCATTCATTTCCGGTCAGATCTTAGCGATGTTTCACCTGTCGACTCTTTCGACCAAGACAGTGTCTTGTTTAAATCTTTATAGCCTATGGCGAAACAACAGTATTTAAAAGGGACTGCTTTATATGACAAATTCCTTTCGGGATTTGCACATTATGCAGGGCTTAATATCATTTCTCGAAATGATATTTTACACATTAGCATTGACGGACACGAATACTACATTTATCTCAAATGTATTTCACACAAAGGTAATCCATATCCGCTTAATGATCAACGAGCTCAGCTACCGCAACGCCCTATATTTGACAAAGTAAAATCTTCTGACATAGATTTCCTTTTCCTTGGATACGATATGGATAATGATGTATTTGTCTGCTGGGACCCACTAAAAGTTCGTCAACGTCTAAACGTAAAATCCTATGTTTCTTTTTATAGTTTCAAGGACTTGCAAAGCAACGTTCAATTAGGTAGAATTGACTCCGCCGAACTTTCAAATGGTGATAAATTTGTGCTTTTCAAGAGGGATGATATGCTTTCCTTTTTCAATATGATAAAGGTACACTTCCCTCGATTGAAGGAAACTGACCAGATTGATGAATCCGAGGAAGAAATGCCAATATCAGCACCGACAACAACCCCTTCCAAAAAAGTTGAAGTTGTCGGTATCCTTTCAAATGTTATTTCTGACCAATCAGTTAAGTTACTCATTGATTCTATGGTAGCAGATGAACAAAATCGTATGCAAATCATTTGCTCTTGCATGAATGATTTTCAAAAGTTTTATTACAAAATGAAACTTACCGATTGGAAAAGAATCATTTACACTTACCTTGATGAAACAGAGACATTTGTAGGTGAAAATAATTAACAATTCCTATACCCACTCACTCTTGAATATGTACATGTCCAAAAGTTCTTTCCCTTCCTCCCAGTATAAGCACGAAGACATTATAAAAAGTGCGGTGCTACGGGACGGTATTTATAATACATCACCTTAGTAATGGACCGTATCACGCCACGCAATGAGATACCCCCTGTATAGAAGAGGTCGGTGTTCCAACTGTGTATCTCCGTAAGGACAAGGTCCGTAATACTGCTGATGGTCTCCACATATGCGGTTGCAGAACTGGTCCTCCAGACATCACTTATCTCTTGTGATATTGCTAGTTGCATACAGGGCTAGGACATTGTCGGGGATACCTTGGGAATTAAACTTAAACATAATACTGTTTAATTTTGATTAGTTACTTATCAATAAAACATTAGTTAATACTTATGCTTACTATTTCTCACAAAAACTAAATCCCTGTACGTCAAAATCAATATAAATAAATGTTATTCAGCAACTTATACACTTTCAATCATTTTTACCGGATACCAATAACAGTATTACTGAATTCAATAGCAATCCTTTTGCAACCTTCAATTATCCTGTTATAATATTGTTCTGTAATCATATTAGTAATAATAATTGTTTCTTAATGCCTCAACCCCGTTTCTACTTAGAAAAATTGACGGCTCCCCTTTCTTTGCCTCACCTTTAGAGTTGTGCCTTGTGGAATTACTCACCAGCACACACAATTTCTTTGCTCTGGTCACACCTACATAATGCAAATCTAAATCTTGCGCCTCATTAGGATAGCAGGCAACTCCATTCTTATATTGCTTGAATGGAATCTCAAATTCATTCATGTTAAGATGATAGACAATATCGAACTCCAATCCCTTTGACTTATGCAAGGTCATAATTACCACCTCATTAGCTGAAAATGATCTATAGCTATCTATCCAGTCCTTAGAATTCAGCACCGAGTTCAAATGTTTTATCGAGCTACCCTCTTGATATTTAGGCAACAAAATGTTTGCAATGTTTTTGAATAGTCTTGGCAACGCATCTATCATATCATCTTTATTTACCGACCTAATCTCATCACGGATTCCAAGAAGTCGTTTTCGAGCGCATGATGACAAAAGTGCAAAGTCCATATAATAATCTACCACCGACATAAATGGCATTCCCTCATCAAAATAGTATTGCAATAACTGCGCAAAAAGATGTGATCGAGGATTCAAATCATCATCTAACGGAGTTGAAATCACAACCCTATGAGGTATATCCAAATACCCATCTATCATTTCCTGCATCTTTGTGCTTCTCACAAGAATTGCCACTTGACTGAAATCTGTTACCTCCCATTTCTTACAATCATTAATTATCGTATTGTCTAGGTATTCGGCCACTATTTCTTCATCACCATTCACTGCGATATGTTCTACACCCATTTCCCCTTCACATTCCAACAACTGACAGTTTGCATCAAGAAGTCTGTTTGAATAGTTCACAATGGGTATTGAACATCTAAAGTTCTCTGCCAACTTATAAGATGTAAATCCTTCCATTGTTTCAAGTGCGACTAAATAATCACTCACTTTATGTGCAAAACCAAAAATCGACTGATTCACATCTCCTACTGCATTTCCGATTAACCCCAGCCCTATAAGTTCAAGAAATATTCCATTCGTATAAGTATCTGCATCCTGAAATTCATCTATGAACACATACTTAAACCGTGCTTTCAAATGAGCCCTACAAGCAGGACAATTTTTAATAATGTGTAAGGCCACAAGTTCTAACGAACTGACCAATACTTTCCCTTCCTTGAATAACTCATAAAGATTCTCCCAAACAGCCTCATTTATCTCTTCATAATCCGGATGTATCTTATTTATCCATTCAAAATCTACCATTTTGTCCTTTTCTAAATCATTCTCTGTAATTGGCACAACTTCTTCCTTCGGATATCCTATAACATAATGTCCGAAGGGCAGAATAATCTGTGTCAAACAGAAGCTATCTATCGTTCCAAAGAATGAATTTTTCTCCCATGTGCCATTTTGAAGAGTCTTACGTTTCAAATGTCCTGAAGCTTTACGAGTATAAGAAATCGCAATAACACCTTGATAATCTTTTAAGACATCAGACTCTAATATTCGCCTAATTTTCTCTGAAAGCACAAAGGTTTTACCACTGCCCGGCATAGCAAGCACTACAGTATTTCCTTCTTCTTGGATGATATTACGCTGGATGGGTGTAGGTTCCATAATGACTTTCAATATATTCTTTAGCAGATATTAGTAAATTGGCTAATCTATCGTCCTTTAATAGGTGCAATTGTTCCTTCTTCTTCTGTAGGAAGTGATACATATTAAGCGCCTTGTGCTTTTTCATCTCATCAATGATTTCCTCATCGCTCATTTCATTATCTTCATCATAAAATTCTTTTAGAGAATTGCGCAAAAGGCTGTTCATCATATCAGTTTCCAAATCGACGTTAGCCAACTGAATATCATAACCATCCAAAAAATCAATAAACCATTCAGCTGCTTCCCGATTCTTTTCTGGAATGTCTTCAGGATTATTAAATCCCCGTAATAATTTCTTGTTATTTTTAATAGTATCCTTCTTCCCTTCATCGATAATACAGCATTCCTCTAGGCAAGCCACAGCTCTTTCTATCCCTGCATATCTATATTCGTCTTTTTTGGGTATTTTCGTAATATCATTGTCTGTTCTTAACGCCCATTCTATCTCCATCGCATTCAAAACTTTGCAATAAGTTTCGAAGTCTACGCCATCAACGCTTAACACAGAGATATTCATCCTGTCTAAGTCAATTCCAATTTGGCTAGCCAGCGTTTTAAAAAACAATAGTTCGGAAGGGCCTTCTATAAGAATGACATAGTCAGCAAAAAAAGCCTCGGCTGGAATTACACTCATTCTGTACCCCAAGCCATCTATTCCATCTTCAATTATTTTCGAACATCCATCTGAAGCTACTATGGTTTTATTATCCTCTTTTTTATAAAGCCTAATGATAGAATTTGGACTAAATTCACTAACGATGAATGGAGAATGGCTGGTTAATATTATTTGACCATTTAAAGTTTTGCTCAAATAAGCAGCAAGCCCACGCTGTTGATGAGGGTGAAGATAGGCTTCAGGCTCCTCAATACAGATGATAGACACTTCGTTCGCCAACTCTGAATTTTCGTTTTGTGTTGCCCATAGAGAAAGATAGATTTGATTGATTCTACCCTCTCCGCCAATTATCATACTTTTGTCTCCATATTTTGAGGCCAGCGACACGCTATTAATCACTCTGTCTATTTCTGTTGTCGAAGTATCAAACACGATCCTTTGCTCCCTGTTGTGTATGGACAATTTGTCAAGTTCTTCATTCAGACGATCTGTAGCATTCTTTACATACGACAACTCTGGAATTTTTTTATCAACATATTGAAGTTTTTCTGCTATATCGTCATACAAAGCATCATCTTGTTCAATAATTTCGGATTCTCTATTATCTTTTGCCTGATTTAAAAGCATATTCTTCGACTTGTTGATATATCCCCAAAAATCCCTTCTACTACTTATATATTTCAAATTCAAGAATCGTCTATACCAAGGACCTTCAATTTCAGTTAAATCCGTCTCATTATCACTCTTACCACAATAGAAATGGTAATTAACTTTGCCTTTCTCCTTCGCTGCTTTATATTGTATCACCATCTCACCGGCATCGCTATACTTGCCAGGCATCCTTGCAATAACGCACTCATCTGTCACATCAGTGAAATATATCCTAATGATTACCTCTTGTGTATCTTCATACGCATAAAAATCCGAATCATTCAATTCAAAGTCATAATCTGAAAAGCCCTTATCTAAAAGCAAACGCATAGCATGAATCAGGTTTGTCTTACCCACATCGTTTGCTCCTATAACAAGACTATTTTTATTTAAATTGACTGTAACCTCTTTGAAATTACGATAGCCTTTTATATAGATTTTTTGTAATAGCATAATCCTTTTTTCTTTCTTGTATAATTACATAAAACGATTTTTATAGTGCTTTATTGTAGCTACTAATCTTTTTACATATCTCTGATTCGTTGCAAATATTCCATTCGTATTAACCTTAAAAGTACAGGTTTTCTTTTTCCGGCACCTTGTTCTCAAGGAACATAACATGGTAAATCGGGAGATAAAGAATATTTCCTTTTGTCTTTATTTCCCTTTCGTTTGAGAGAACAATAGATGAAACAATATGGTAGTCCTGATTTGTCATCAGGTTATCCAATGCACTATGAACTGTATAATCCTTTCCGGATTTAACTTCAATAGGCAGGACGCTCATGGTGCTACTGTCATCAACAAGGAAGTCTACCTCACCTTTCTGCTTATTGTCGTAGTAAAACAATTTTTCGTAATGTGCTTTCAGCTCCTGGGCAACAGCGCTTTCATAAACAGAGCCAAGGTTAATGCTGGCAATGTCGTTCAGTATTGGCTGGATATTGTAATGATACAACTGGGAAGTAAGCATACCTACATCGTTCATGTACAGTTTCAACAAATTTTTCTGCTGGGATTCTGCTAGGGGATATTTCGGATTGCTGATTGCATGAGATGGTATCGTAATACCAGAATTGATCAGGTACTCAAACTCTTCCACATAATTGCTGAATCTATCGCCTTTCCTGTCTAATATATCTTTTGCCACAATCCGCTTCTTCTTGTTCTCCATCTGAGAAGGAATCATATCATAGATACGGCGGATATACAGTTTCTTGGCAGCGTCCTCTTCGTAACGGGAAGCATCGACACCATACAATTCTCTGATAGCCTCCTGAACCTCTCTCACTTTGACGATATTATGACTGTTTAAATATTCATTTACCGCATCCGGCATACCTCCCACGAGCAGGTATCTTTTGAAAAGATTCAGCACCTTATCGTGAACCTCCGGGGACAAAGGCTGTTTCTGCTCAAAGGATTTTCTCAGATGCACAATCGCATCCTCGCCGAAATCATTTGCAATCAGGAATTCTTCAAAGTCCAGCTGGTACATTTTCTTGGGGATAATACTTCCGACTGGAACCGAAACGGTCTTTTTCAATGCAATTCCCAACAGACTTCCGCTGCATATAAACCGATACCGGTGTTCTTGCCTCAAAAACTTGAGCATAGTCAAAAATTGCGGATAATGCTGAATTTCATCAATGAAGACCAATGTGTTTTCATATCTGTCCAGCTTGGATCCTGCGACCATACTTAAGTTCAAGTAAAACTCTTCCGTTGTGCGGACATTCTTGAATATCTTGTCGCCCGCATCGTCTTCCACGAAGTTTATCTCCACATAGTTGTCATAGAGTTCTGTCCCTACATCTCTTATGATGTAAGACTTGCCTATCTGCCGCGCTCCTTCAATAAGGAGAATCTTGTCCTCGTTAGTCCTGAGGTAGTCATCTATATATGATCGGATCTTTCTGTATAGCATTGGTTCTACACTTTTCTAAAAGATTTGATTATGCAAATATACACTTTTCTATTGAAACACATCTTTCAATTCTACACTTTTTCTACATCCTTTCAATTTTTTCGGTACAACTTATGTCGAAAGTGACTTTACTTTATCCCCGTACTCATATATACGCCAATTAAAGTAAAGTCAGAACTAAGGGAAGAAAAGAGATGGCTTCGCCAAACAGACAAGCCGATTTGCCGAAGCCTACCAATGATACAGCTGTTTTTTCTTTTGGCTGCAAAATCTTCGTGACTGCATCTTGCTTTTAGTTGACATCAGTTGGTGAAAATCCCACTTATTTTCGTACCTTCGCAATGGATAGAAAACAGGTGGACTTCGGACGGGAAAAGGAAGTTTTCCCGTTGGTTCTGATTCAAGTGAAAAGTGCGGCAAAACGGACGGTTTTTGACCTGAAAAACAAGCGAGAAAAGACTTTTCTACCGTTTAAAACGCAACTCTTTCACATTCAAGTTGTTCGGTATGCTGCATCGGCAAATAACCGAATGAAAAGAAAAGCCAAGAAAGAGCAAATATAAATCCGTAAAACGCATTATATCAGCTATTTTTAAGAGAAATTCATTTTCTCTTTTTCTTCGTGTTTTCTGTGCATTTACATATTTTTTCGTTATTTTTGTCCCCAGATTGTCCCCCGGAGGGACAGCGAGGGACAAAAAACTGTCCCCCGAAAAGGAGGGACAAACAGCAAGAAGTATTTAATAAATTATAGAAAACAGATATGGCAAAGCAGACTATAACGCAAAAAGAACCCGTGAAACTTCGGGAAAAGAAGTTATCGAACGGCAACATAAGTTTGTTTCTCGACATCTACCGGAATGGTAAACGCCACAAGGAATACTTAAAACTGTACCTGATAGATGCGAAAACGCCCATAGAGAAAGAACAGAATCGTCAGACATTGGCTACTGCACAAGCGATAAAATCCAAACGTCTGATTGAGATACAGAACGGGGAATACTCGTTCACCCATCAGTTCAAGGAGAATACTCCCTTCTTGGAGTATTACCGCAATATGGTGGAAGAGCGTCGCAAGAATCCGGATTCAAAAGGTAACTGGGGCAACTGGAGAAGCTGTCTTCGTTATCTCGAAGTCTACTGTGACGACAAAACCACATTCCGTGACGTTACGCCGGAGTTTATCATGGGATTCAAGGAGTTCTTGGAGAATGTGGAAAAGGATACGCACAAACGTGTCGGACCACGCAGGGAGAGGGACACGTTTCAGGGACTGTCGCAAAACTCCAAAGTGTCCTACTTCAATAAACTGCGGGCCTGTATCAATCAGGCTTTCGATGAACGGATCATTCCTATCAATCCGCTCCGTGGCATAGAAGGGTTCAAGGCCGCAGAAGTAAAACGGGATTACCTGACACTGGAGGAAGTCAGGCTGTTGGCCGCTACTCCTTGCCGTTATCCTATCCTGAAACGCGCGTTCCTCTTCTCATGCCTTACCGGGCTTCGTAAAAGCGACATTCAGAAACTCACGTGGAGCGAAGTGCAAAAGTTCGGTGAGTACACGCGAATCGTGTTCAAGCAGAAGAAAACCGGCGGGCAGGAATATCTCGACATTACTCCGCAGGCAGAGAAATATCTCGGAGAGAGAGGCAACCCTGACGATTTCGTATTTGTGGGATTTACATACGGTTCGTGGACTTCTCTCGAATTGCAGCGTTGGAGTCTGACAGCGGGACTGAAGAAGAACCTGACTTTCCATTGCGGAAGACATAGCGTATTTTCTTTCTCGCTAAAATTCAAGCACTTGCAAAATATTTCAGCTTAATAGGTAACGATTTAGAAACCAGCAAAATTCTGTATTTCACCTCGTTTTGCAGTAATTCAAAAGAACGCTTTATCTATTGGCAAAGGTAACAAAATTTATTTGATTAACAGTTTGTATTTGTGAGTTATTTCTCTGCTAAATTATAAAAAATATATAGAATCAATTGCCACCAGTAGTTTTCATAGGTTTCATTAATCACTATAATTTTGACAAAGTACAGAAACGATAATTTAATCGTATACTCAAAAAGGCAGTTCATCATCTATTATTGTTGGCGGCTCTTGCCGATTACGCACCGCTTTCATAAGACGAGAAATTAGCGAATCAGATTCTTTCCCATGATACTTGCGCATATAATCTTCTATTAAAACCTTTTGAGCAGCAGAAGAAAAATTACGGCGATGGGTATCATCCACTTCCGAATGACATTTGATACACAGGCATTCAAGATTACCTTCTCGATTATCTGTTTTCACACCGTTCTTATGGTGTGTTTGCATATAAAAATGGTCGAAACCGTCCTCAACATGGGTTCCACAGCGTTCACAAGTAAAACTCTTTTTGGTGCGATAGTTGAGAGATATTTCTTCCCAATTTTTAACATAACCAAAAATATCTACATCGTACTCAGCAGGTTCTTCTACATCCCCTGCTTCTTTTAGAATTTCTACAAAATCGGTGGAATCATTCACTCGCATTGCTTCTTCATCCATCAACAAACGCTTGCAGTAACCACATAGTTCCATTCCCTCAACTTCCACTTCTTTATGAGCATTTCGAGAATACACTTTTATTGGTTCTGCATTGGCAAAACGGTAAGCTTCCCGTCCAAAGTTTTCGATAGCTGTGCATTTACAAACGTGAAACTTAGGTTGGCTGACATGTCCCTGCCATTCAAAATAGAAACGAGCCTTATACATAAAACCACGGCGTTTAACTCCTTCATCATCAATATAAAAAATTCCACCATCTTCAAAGAGAATGCGCTCACCGATGTCTTCAGGCAGTACATCAACTGTACCGACTGAACGCCAAGCACCAGCAGTTCCAATCTGTATTCCCATATCAGTAAGGCTTTTCTTAAAATTAGGAAAGTCACAAATCGGGTCAGTATTGAAGAACCAATCTTCCTCTGCGTCTATGTCAAAATCGAAGCTCATTTGGTATTCTCTTTTACAAAATTCTCAAGAATTTCATCACCGGAAGTAACTATTCGAAACTCCACACGTCGTGAAGAAGTACGGTCTATAGGTTTACCAGAACGAATAATAAAATCTCCATCTGCATCAAGAGCTTTTCCATAAGAAAGCCCATTGGCAGTAAACCAATATTCAAGTAATTGTTTCTGTTTATCCGAATACATTTCAAACTGTGACATAGAGCGAAAGTATTTAACCACCGCCAATGCTCTATCTTGGGAAAGCATGGCATTGGCTATATAGGGGTCTGGATGTCGACTTGGCATCGGTACATCATCTGTATGTCCCTCAATACGAATTTCTTGGATATTAGAACGTAAACTATCATTTAACAGAATATTGAAATAGCGGGGTAAAAACTCTTCTAGAATTTCCTTGAAACGAGGTGTCAATTCTGATGACCCTGTAGCAAAAAGAACTGTCGGTTCTTTAAATTTCATAGTAAGGTCCTTGCCTATTGTCATTTGCCATTTGAGAGTGTCACCTTCAAACTCTTTAACAAGTTTATTGTGCAACTCATTCTTGGTTTCCACATAATCAGTAAGGACGGATTGATTCTTTTGTACACGGCTAATGTAGGCGATTGCAACAAAAAGAAAAATCACCATCAATCCTGTCATAAGGTCTGAAACTGACAACCATACATTCGTTTTAGCCATATCTATCTGCGTTTACCTATTTGTTCTACCATCTTAGTAATACAGTTATCAAGTTCGGCAAGAGTAGCACTTAGGCGACCATAGAATTGACGGTCAAGCGAAGTAAGCTGCGAATTGAGTGTTTGTGACCCCTTTGTTATGATACCAACTCCTTCTTCCATTTTATCTTTTGTGCCTTGCCAAAATTGTTCCCCATAATCACGTATTTTGTTAAGTTCTTCAAGTTTCGCAATGAGAAGTTGTACTCCATCCACGAAATTACGTTGTTTGCGTACCCATTCGTTAAGTTTTTGAGTAGATTCGTTAAACGATTCCATATTAGATTTGGAAAGATTGGCAGTTTCATGCAGTTCCTTGGTGACTTCAATGAACCTCTTGTCCTCAATAATAACTTGGTTAAGCGCATCAACAAGCTGGTGTAATTTACCACCTTCACTAACAAGAATAGACGTATCATCCTTTACGCGGGTAAGTGAAGAAGAAGTAGCCTCGAAATTATCAGACATATCTTTGTACTGACGAGTAAGCGAGGTTATCATTTCTTTATTCTCCTGTTGCCAAAGATTGAGTTTCTCCACTGATTTATTAAGCTGGTCAAAATTTTCTTGAATGAGTTTGTTAATAAGCGCGTTCATTTGTTTTTGAAATTCTTCGGTCACTTTTTTCATTACATCGACAAGAGCTTCGGTATTACTCTTCTTGAGGAGTTCGGTGAATTCATTGAATTTCCTTTCTAATAACTCATTTGTTTTGGTCATATTATCTTCTATCTCAATGACCTCGCCGTGTATTATTTCCTTTAGTTTTCCAACCTTTTCATTAATTTCGTCTTCTGTACCACTTATACCAGAGATTACATCAAGGATTTCTCCAAGATGATGCGTATACTCGCTAACTTCTTGTGTATATTTCAATACAGAATTAATAGACACAGTTTGTTCATTCGTGGCTTCTTCAAGGTTCCCAAATGAAACAAGCATAGAAGAGTTTACTTCCTTTATATCAGCAAGAGTGTTCTCTTGGCTACGTTGTAAAACAACCAACGAGTCAATGGCGGAGGTCATAGTTTTTTGTGTTTCCGACATCTTAGACATTACCTCACCAACTGTTCGGTAAAAAGCCTTGCGGTCAGCCTCTTGTTCTGTCAGTTGTTTCTGAATAGAGTGTATCGTTTCTGTATTGGCATCGCTCATCGCTTTTACCGCTTTGGTTATTTCACCAGCGGCTTGATTTATGTCGGAAACACCTCCGTCTTTTTCATCTTGTTTCCTACTAATAAAAGCAGATAGAATCATAGAACCAACCATACCTGCCAAAGATGTAAAGAAGGCTGTTTTCAAGCCATCAAGTAAATCAGGGATAGAGCGATCAAGGTCTGTGGTGTCGAAAGCCATCAAACCTTTGGTTATTCCCCAAAATGTACCCAATACACCAAGGGTGGAAACCAAAGAGGGAAAAAATTCCACCATCCGGCGATTAGCCACTAATTTCTCACTATTTCTATATCTAAATACAATAATGGAACAGAAAATAAAAACAATAAAAATGCTACATAAGCAAACCCATGTATCAATTGAAATGGACAAGTTCATAACGAAATCTTATTTGAGTTGAAAATTCAATGCTTTACAATTAAATATATAAGTAATGCCTGATTACATCATACATACTCATAGGTTCACCGAAAGTCGCATATAAGGTCTTATGTGACATTACATTTAACTTGTCTAAGTCTGGTGCGTTAAGTTCGTTTCTTTTCAATATGTCGAATAATCTCATTATTACAGATATTTTATTATTTCCTTATTCATCTCTTGCCAAGAGACGGATATTATAATGCAAAGTTACGCAAAATAATGATTCTTAGCTCATAAAACGCTGAAAATCTAACCTATTGCCAAGTTTTTGTTTTGCAAAAAATACTGTATGTTTACCGAAATTCCACTTTAAAAATTCACAAACCACTCTGTTTCAACAAAATAATTCTTAGTAACCGTCTCTTGGCAAGCGTTGGACTGATTCGCAAAACATTCACGGTTTTACAGCAAATCCAATATCTTCTTATTAGCTCTGTCCACCACAGAAGTATCCAGCGAAGCAAGATAAATCTGCGTGGTGTTCTCTGAATCATGCCCCATACCTTCGCTGATGACAGAGATAGGTACATTGCGGCTTTTGGCAATACTTGCCCATGAGTGCCGCCCGACATACATTGTCAAGGGTATCGACAAGTCCAACTGTTTTCCGATTTTCTTCAACAGATGGTTCACCCTATGCAGTTCGTTGGTGTATTGCTTCCGATAATCCTTGTTCCTTTTTGTGATGATAGGTAAAAGATATTCCGTTTCATTTATCGGGTATTTGTCAACAATCTCCTGCATACATCTTTCCCATTTGATGAAAAGTTGCTGCCCCGTCTTTCGTCTGCGGTAGGAAAGGATACCGTTCTGCAAATCCTTCTTTCTCAGATAAGCCATATCTATGAAAGACATTCCCCTTGTGTAGAAACAGAACAGGAACATGTCACGGGCAAAGTCAAGATTGGGCTTCAACGACAAGTCCAGCCCTTTGATGCGTTTAAGATCGTTAAGTGATATGGCTCGCTTCAAGGTTTTTTCCACTCCTGTATAAACAGATTTGAATGGATGCCGCTGCCCTGTCAGCCCGTCTTCCACCGCACGGTTATAGACCGCTTTCAGAACGCGCATATAGAACGATATTGTATTGGGTGAGTTGCCTCTGCCTTTCAGATAAGCCTCATATTCCGCAATCAAGTCAGCGCTAATCTGGTTAAACAAGACCTCCTTGTCATTCATAAAACCGTTGAAACTTCGGAATGCCGCCGTATAGGTTTCCGATGTGCGTATCTTACCCAAGCGTTTCAGCCTTGCTATCTGCTGACAGATGTAGGCATTGAACGATTGCTCCTGTCTGTTATCCTGAAAACGCATGCCTATATCATCCGCCACAAATGTGCCGGATTGGGATAAGGCTTGTATAATCTTGTTCAACCTATCTTTGTCCCATCTGATACGTGAACTTATCGAAAGCAAATGATTGTTCCGCTCTTGTTCATTTGGAACACGGTGCAGGATGACCGCTTCGGAATGGCAGTCCCATTCCGAAGCGAAAAGTTTATAGTCGGTATATATCTGCCTGACCACACGGTTGTGAATCACCTGATAGTAGAGTGTGCCCTCCTTGCCGCCTATGGTGGATGGGCGAAACTTGACCTTGACCGATGCCATATCAGTCCGATTTGGATTGGTAACACTTCTCTAACGCCCTTGAAAGTTCCACAATCTCCCGGCTCAGTTTCACAAGGTCGATGGTACACTTCTCCAGCTTGTAGAGCAACGCCATCGCCTTCTTCTCCGAGAAGTGGATGCGCAGTTCCTTGACAACCTGATTGTAGTTCGTGCCGATGGCACGGAACTGGGCATGGAAATCCGACAGCTTGGTGTAGTAGTCCACCAGCGTCTTGTCCACCTTCAGCACCTTGAACTTCTGCCCGAAGAAGTGCGCCTTGAGAAAGACGGCTTTCGCGTACACGTTCGATTCCTCGTACATTGTCAGGAACCTGTTCCATTCCACATCATCGAAGCGCACCATCACGCAGTGCGTCTTCGGGTTCAACTTGGGATTTCTCCCGTACTTGCTCTTCTTTTTCATGCTTCTTATTCTTTCAATTTTATGGCTTGTCCATTGTTTAATCTTTGATTAAGGAACCCCGAAATTATCCGACTGCGGAGGATAATTCTGCCCACGGCGGTGAAGGCATTTTCAGTTACTTAGAATTATTCGGGTAACTGAAAATATATCTTGCTGTGTCTTTGAGGACACAAAAATCCTCCGCCTGTCGGATTGATTTCCGAGCGTAATAAATCACTTTGGGTATCGGTTAAGCCGATGAAGTGTATTCACCGACCTGACCGATTCTACCGTAATCCCGTCAGAGCCTGCGCCACAGCTCGATGTCATTCCGATAGGTGTCGAGGTGCAGACGGACGAGGTTTTCAATCAGCCCCGATGCGCTCATGCCCTTTCCTCCGAGGAAGCGGACAACCCTGTCAAGTTCGTCACGCACCTCCTCGCTGACGAACACGGGCTTACGGTTGACAATCTTGGGGACTTGGAGATAAGTGGTGCGGTACTCCTCCAGCGACAGTCTGCGCTGCTTGCTGCTGACACGCTTCTGCGGCATTGCCGTTTCCCCGACCGCCTCATTTGACGGTTCATCCGCCATAGCGGTCTCCGTTTCCTCCGTGACGGTCTTGCCGGGCTGTTCCGGCTCATCCGGCTCCAGACCGATACGTCTGTAGATGTCATTCATCGACTTGGGAGTGTAGGATTCCCTGCGTCCCATCTTTTCCACGATTTCACGAGCCTGCTGCTCTGTGATGTTTGGCTCTCTCTTCATTGTAAAAAACAAATTGATTAAGTTATTGAATGTGGTCTTGGTAAGCACCTCGACCGATTATCGTGAGCAAAGTAAGATGCTTCAGTGCAGTCTGTCAAGCACTTGGATTCTGCTCGGCATTTTTGTGTGGTTTTGCTTTATGGCGGTTGCTAAAGCGGTGCGGACTTCACCGTTTTTCCGGATATGAATGTCCGAATGAGCAAAGGCTCAACCACGAGCGATTTTTAATTAAGCCCTTATTTGAGTTTCGGCTCCCCTCTAAAAACCGAAATTAAGGTGATAGCGATAATCTATACCCCGGACAACCTCTACCACACCAGTGCCACATGCTGCCAGTTCTGTAAAATCCATTGTCGGATAACGTATTGTATATTCCTTTGCGGCAAAAGGAATAACAACTAAAAGAAAGACAATATGGAAATCGTATCAATCGAAAGAAAGACCTTCGAGGCGATGGTCGCCAAGTTCGACCGCTTCGTCAGCCGTATGGATGCCATCTGCCATCGGCACGGTGAAAAGAAGATGAGCGAGTGGATGGACAATCAGGACGTGTGCCGGATGCTCAACATCAGCCCACGCACGTTGCAGACGCTTAGGGACAACGGCACGTTGGCTTATTCACAGATAAACCACAAGACCTATTACCGTCCCGAAGACGTGCAGCGTATCGTCTCCATCGTGGAGGACAGACGGAAGGAAGCACGATTCAAAGGCAGGACTATATAAACCAAGTATAGTACATAACTGATAATACCCACTAAAATCCAAAGCGTATGAATGAACTGATTAACAAAGACAACGAGTGGATAATCCACTTCATGGGCAGCCTCGACCGTCTGCTGGACAATGTAGAGCATCTGACTGCCAACTATCGCCCGACACTGAACGGGGAACGTTTCTTCACCGACAAGGAGGTGTCGGCACGGTTGAAGGTGAGCCGCCGGACACTTCAGGACTACCGTAACGAGGGGCGTATTGCCTACATTCAGTTGGGCGGTAAAATCCTCTACCGTGAATCCGACATCGAAAGGATGCTGGCTGACGGATACCGCTCCGCCTACCGACTGAAAGCACCCTGATTTTCTTGAAGGAGCGCAGTTTGCCGTCTGCCCATACTTGCGGAAGCAATGGTACAACAAAAAGGAACGGTTTGCGGATGAAGCATCAATGTTTAGCTTCATCCGTAAGCCGTTCCTCTATTTCTTCTGATTTCCCGTCAGTCGCTTGTTTCCGTTGCCGGATGCCCAAAATGCGTGTGGTAGGCAGTGGCAAGGTTTTCGGACTGAATACGCTCAAATCCGTTTGAGGAAGATTCTGCCCGAAACGGCTCTGCCGCCTGACCTTGCCACTGCCGTCAAAGTCACACGCTATCTTTGCATCCGAGCATCGGGAACAGGTGGCTGACGGGAAAATATAATTTTAGAGACATTTTATCGAGTTGAAAAATACTCTTCTCTTTGTCGATAAATTTTATCCATTAAATATTTGAACATCCGATGATCTAACTCTCCTCCACAATTCATCATGATTTCCTCTGTATCACGCATCAACTTTGTATATTCTCGATCAGCTTGTTCTATATCCATTTTCAAAGAAGAAATTTTTTCTAATTTGTTAACAATTCGTTCATATTCAATAGCTGCAATTGAGCTACGCCTAGATATACCTTTTCGCCCCTCATGTACCATCATTTCCATCATCATTTTCAGGTCATTCATTTGTGAACGCATAACATCTAAAGCAAGCACTTCTTTATTAGAATTGTCAAGATTAGGTATAATAGCAGGGGAACTCAAGGCCATTAACTTAACAATAGAATTTATATTTCCAGAATCTCCTTCTGCCGCTTTAGTTGCTTCAATAGCTTCTTGTAGACTTTTTTGGCTTTCCAGAACTTCATGATATTTCATCTCTTTTGAATACTCAAGATATCTCAAGGGAGCAATATCAAATATTTTAGGAGTACCTTTTTCTTGTATTAAAACGACAGGCTTATCAAATGCCTGTCGTATTCCCAGTTCAAACAATACATTGGGATTACGCGTACTTAAATCACAAACAGCTATCGGAGCATCTATAAGTTTTTTTAGTATATCTAAATGAATAAAGTTTGTTTCCTTTACTTCATCTGCCCTTATTGCTGTAAACTCTGTTTTATCTATTGCTGGTTTTATAATATCGTCATAGACATGAGCAAAATGTCCTTTTTCATACCCATCACAATCAGCAATAGGCATGATTACAAAACAATTTTTATTTTCTCCTTTTGACATATCTTATTAAATTAGATTACAAATATAGCAAATTCCTTTGAATATGTATTATATAAAACAAGCCTTTAGATAGCATTATAGCTACAAGGCCTAAAAAACTGATTTAACAAGACATATTATAAAATTTTGTTATCATGGTCTTTTATTTTCTTTTGAATTTTCAGTTACTTGTTTTCCGCACGAGGATGTTTCAAATGCGTGTAGTTTGCAATGGCAGGATTTTCGGGTGGAATACGCTCAAACCCGTTTGAGGAAGATTCCGCCCGAAACGGCTCTGCAGCCCGACCTTGCCAATGACGTCAGAGCCACACGCTACCTTTGCATCCATACATCGGGAACAGGTGGCTGACGGGAGGAATATCAGCTATACCACAGGTTGCCACCATTGCCATAAGAAACCAACAATGTGACCGGATTTCCTTTCTTGGTGGCGCAGATTTTATTTATTACGAACCGCCTGAACAAATGGGTTTCCTTACTGCATATCCTGAATGCAATGGCTATAATCATTTCAAGGCTGTAAACGTCATAACTGATACCATCGGGTTGCCTGATATATCGCATTGTATCGGCTTCGCTCAACTCCTTGTTCTTGTAGATTACCCGTATCGCCTTTCGGATGTCGCACGAGAATACCCCGAACAGGTCGGCTATTTCAAATTTGGTCATCCATACAGGTACAGTCGGTATGGTAACTGCTCCTGTTTCACTGATTGTAATTATTCCTCTGTTCATAATGCGTTTATTATTTGATGTTTATTCTCTGTTTTATTTCTTTTCGCCAGCCGATATTTTCTTTCTGCGCTCCATCAGTTTGTCCATATCCTTGGAGATTTTATCATCGGTTATCCGTGCATATCCTTGTGTCGTCCTGATATTAGAGTGTCCCATCATCTTAGCGATACTCTCAATCGGAATGTCCGCAGAAATCAGGAATGTTCCGAAGCTGTGCCGACTTTGATGATAGGTCAAATTTTCCTCTTTCCCTATGGATACTCCCAACTCGTGAACCTCAAACCATAGGGCATCACGGTTGGGAAGAGGAAACACGGGCTTCTCATCATCAGTTGTGTTATACAACGACAATATCTGCTCCGCTATGGGATGCAAGGGGATGAACGCCTCCACCTTTGTCTTCTTGCGGTTGATGCGGATATACCGTCTGCCCTCTGCATTTGTCCCGATATGATGGGGATGAAGAAGCTTGATGTCCACATACGCCAGCCCGGTCAGGGTCGAAAAAATAAAAGCCCGTCTTGCCAGTTCCATCCGCCTGTCATACATCGGTGTGGAAAGTATCTTCCTGAACTCCTCGCGGCTGATGTACCTGTGCCTTGCCTCCGGCTTTGTCTCATACTCCAAGTCCTCGCAGGGATTTACACGGATAATCTCCTTGTCGACTGCAAGGTACAACAGCCGGTTCAGCCAACACAGACAATGGTTGGTCTGTGAAACCCCGAAGTTCTTGCATTTCTTCAAGTGGGCTTTGTAGGACTTGCCGAAATCCTCCGTCACTTCTTCAAGAGGAAGATCTTTTCTCCCGATAGACGCTATAAAGTCCGTCAGGTACTTTTGGTAGTACATTGAAGCCCGATAGGAGGATGTGGAACCAATCTCTTCGGAATGCTTCTTCAACCGCTCCCGTTCCCATTCACCCATCTGCAGAAGGGTAGTCGGATGAATATTATTCAAGGATATATGGTTTTTCAACATCTCGGCACTGACCACGCCTTGCGATTTAAGTATCTCGGCATAGGCTTCCTCCGTCAGACGCAGGTATTCCCGTAAGCGGTTGTTCTCCCTGATGGTCTTTATCTCATTCTTCTTGCCGTTCCAATCTTCGGGGCGGCAATAGATACCGGTACTTATGGCGGTCTGCTTGCCGTCAATGGTTATACGGCAGAGTACGGCGGTCGTACCGTCAGCCTTAATCTTGCTGCGGTTGATGTATGGCAATAATGAAAATGTGCTTCGCATATCGTTGTTGGATTTATAGGGTCAGTTTGAAATCTTGGGTCGCTTCTATGAACTTGTCCATGTCCTCGAACAGTTTTTTCGGACTGACACGGGCATATACCTGAGTGGTGGAAATATCGGAGTGCCCCAGCATCCGGCTGATGGTCTCAATCGGCACACCTGCTTCGAGCGTGATTAACGAGGCGAAACTGTGCCTCGCCTGATGATAGCACAAGTCGTCTTTAATGCCAGCCAATGTCGCCAACGCCTTCATGTGTCTTCGGAGATTTGGCCAATGCAATAAAGGGAACAGTGTGTCCCTGTCCTCGCTGTGATACTTCTCAATCAGCGCAACCGCTTCGGGCAACAGTTTCACGCTGGCACGGAGTTCGTTTTTCTTTCTTCGATACTTCAGCCACAAAGCCCCGTCCTCATCCGTATATAGATTCTCATGGGTAATCGAGACAACATCCGCATAACAGACCCCGGTGTAGCACCCGAAGAGAAACATATCCCTTGCCAACATGTGGGATTTGCGGTAAGCAGGTATTTCCACATCCCGGATTCTCTCAAACGATTCACGGCTCAATGCCCGTGGTGTCGTTTCAGTCTTCTTCGGCAAGGTAAAATGCCGGAAGTGGATTCTGTCGGCATAGCCATCCTTATACGCCAGACGGCATATCTTTTTCAAAATGACAAGATGATGGCGGACGGTATCTATCGCATATCCCTTGTTTTCCATGGCGAATGTCTGATAGTCATGGATGAACTGTTCCGTAAGTTGCCCGAATGCCAAATCCTTGACCTTGTACTGATGCTTGATGAACTCTCCGAGTGTCAGACGCATATAGTGATAGCCGGGATAAGTTCCTTTCGCACGGTCAATACCGATACGGGCTTTGAGATCATCACAGACAACATCCGTCATTCGCATGAGCGTCATCTGTGTTTCCATGCAGCCTTGAAAATGATTCTTCACATCGGTGGCATCAAAATCCACTTTACGGCTCATAAGGCTGTCGAAGGCGTTGTTCACCGCCAACAGCAGTTTCTCAATCCTGGCATTGGTTGCCACCGCCTCCTTGCTCTTGCCGTTCAGACGGCTTTCACGTGGGTTCCACAGTTCGGGAGTACAGGATAGCTTGCAGCCGAACTGCGCCATCGTGCGGTTCACGGTGATGCGTCCCATGATGGGAGCCTTGCCCGACTTGTCCAGTCCGCTCTTTTTTAGGTAGAGCAGCACCTTGAATTTTTCTACTTTCATACGCCTATACTTTTAAGTGCAAATTTACTTGCCATATAAGCGTCCCTTGACACGCAAAACACTGTGTATGAGTGCAAACAAAACGGTGAGGATTTCTTTTCATCGCTTGTCGTTACCTATTCCCGTTTCGGTAACTGCCCGGCTAACGGTTTGGTAACTGAACAACCTCAATATTCCGTTGCCGTTTGCATTTTCTCAACTTTGCAAAATACTGAAATATCGCTTATTCCTAACGGTTTACGTTTAATCTTTACCTGTTCGCTGTCGCTTGCTTTGCCATGTATATTCCACTGCTTCCGTCATTCGTACGCCGTCATACAAATCTCTTTAGGCACAGATATTTATACTGTATCGAAAATGCTTACTCACAAAAATGTTTCGACAACACAGATTTATGCTGATTTGGTCAATTCCAAGAAGCGAGAGACGGCGAATAAGATTTCGTTGAAATAATATAGCTCTTATCTTACCTACTAACAGGTTATATCTGATAAATCTATCGGATATGACCTGTTTTTATGTTTGCTTTATCTGACAAAATCGCTATCTTTGAAGAAAATTGAGTCTTTAAATGAATAACTACAGCTATGATAAAAATATATGGAATGAAAACTTGTCCAGATTGTACGTATGTAGAAGAGCAAGTAAAAGGTAATAACCAATATGAAGTCATCGATATTGGTCAACACGTAAGAGATTTGAAAGCATTCTTGAGACTAAGAGATCATCATCCGGCCTTTAATGAAGCCAAAAGTGTTGGAGCCGTTGGAATTCCTTGCTTTGTATTGGAAGACGGTACGGTTACTTTGAGTCCAGAAGATGCCGGATTACGTTCACGTCCTATCAATGAAGGAGCAACATGTAATATTGACGGAAGCGGTTGTTGATTATGGCACAGAAAATTCTTTTCCTTCATGGTTTCTTTGCATCAGGTACATGTATCCCAGCTCTTGCCTTGAAAGAATATTTCAGCGGTAAGGCAATAGTCTTGAGTCCAGACTTACCCCTGCATCCACAGGAAGCTATCGACTTTATCCAAAGATTGTGCAACCAAGAACAACCTGATATATTGGTAGGAAACAGTAATGGCTCGTTTTTGGCACAGATAGTAGCATCTAAAAACAATATCCCTGCTTTACTCGGAAATCCTCATTTCGAAATGACACGCTTCCTGATGGAACGTATTGGTCCGCATGAATACAAATCACCACGAGCTAACGGAAATCAGCAGCTTGTCATTAACCAAACATTGATTGATGAATTCGCAAAACTTCAACAGCATCAATGGGATAATTGTCAGGTAGCTAACCAAGAAAATATATGGGGAATATTTGGTGAGAATGACCATCTAGCACACTATGAGCCTTTATTTTTAATGCATTATAAATATTCATACCACTTTCCTGGCGGTCATACTCCAACAGCTGAAGAAGTACAAAAATATTATGCGCCATTAGCGGAACAATTATTGGAATTATAGCGTAACTTATCATATAATATAGAAAGGATACCACTTTTGTTTATTATATGATAAATTATAAATTCAAGTCTTATATTCAATCCCATAAATTAATCCGCCCCTATTCCATCTGAACACTTCTTACTTTCCCAATAATAATCAAACTATTTATGACAATTAGTGACGTTTGATGAAGTCTGATGTCACTCTTGTCATTTTCTGATAATACATAATCAGTAAACATTACCTTTGCTCACGAACAGTTAAACATACGGCTTATGTATTTGAAGAAATTTGAATATTTTATTTTAGATTCTAGTGTAGCTGGAACATTACTTCTTATGGCACTTGCCATACGCATTGAAGCAATCAATGCAGGCTTTGATCAGTTCAGCTCAAATATTATTTTTATATCGGTCTTTATAATATCTATAGGATTATATATATCAATGCAGATTGCATTGTATGAGATAATCATATTTTTATGTCATCATAGCAAATCTTTGTCTATCCATGAACATCTTAATGATTCTGTGATTGCACCAGAACAAGCATTTATGGGATATGAAAAACTCCGTTCGAATACTATTACAGAACAGAAACGTACGAACGATAAAAAGCTAGAGTTAGTACATACGTACATTCATCAAACAATGGCTGCCTATACAAGCCAAGAAAATCTGCAGCGCCTCTGTGCTTATATTTCAGATTTCTTTCAGGATAAAACTGCTATTGATATTATTCCTATAAAAGTAGATTCAAAATTGAAAGCTATAGATGTTATGCATTTGGGTTGGAACATAGGTAAAGCATTAGGTAAACGACGTTCATATACAGCAGAATTCATTAAAAAAGTATTTGCTGATACCATGAAAGAAAATGAAATCAACACGATAATCAAAAAAATGTCTCACTCAGAAACAGAATGCCTGATTAAATTAAATCCACATATAATTCAATAAATCAGACTTTATATTCATAAATACTACATGAACAAGTATCAATCCTCAAAAGCAAAAACAGATAGTATGACAAAAGAACCTATCACATTCGACAAGCTTCCGCAGGCTGTAAGCTATTTAACAGAACAAGTAGAGAAAATTTACCAATTAGTTGAAACCCTACAACCACAGAAACTTGATAATCAGCATCAACTAATTGACATAGATAAGGCTAGCATACTTATCCAAAAATCAAAACCGACAATCTACAGACTTGCTCGTACAGGTCTCATCCCAGCCTATAAACGCGGTAAGAAATTATATTTCTATGAGGATGAACTCCTTAAATGGATAGAGGCTGGCAAAAAACAAAGCCAACCTCTATCCTATCAGGAACAATCCGCACAAATACTTCGTGGGATGAAACGTAAACCTAGAAATGGGGTTAATATATGATTTAGTTTACATTTTTTCGACTCTCAATTATTCATTCTTTTATTAATTAAGCTCTATTATATTTATTTCTATTCTTGTCTTAATTTATAAATAAGCATCCTTATAATGATCTTTTACAATGATTTATAAAATAAACATCTTCTTCTATTTCATGGCATTCCCGTCTTTTCCTTTAGGAATTATACTAACTTCAGTATTTATTTCATCATAGTTAACAGCAATTATTCCAATAAAACCATTCTGAATATCTAAATGCTGATATAATGTAAAATAAGGACTTATTTCTTCATAATTTCCAATTCTATCAGTCAAAAATTGAGCTAAACTTCTCTTAGGAAGAATTAATATTCCTCCTATTAAGCTATTTTGAATAATGCCAACAGCTATTTTATTTAATGCTCTATGTGATGAAGATATATTTCCAGTTTCCCATTCCACAGCAAATACACCTTGTGAAATCTTTTTTATAACATCAATGGGGGCTGGATTAATACCATTAACGCAAGTCATCTGTTGTTCAGCCAACCAACCTTTGCTTTGCAAAAATGACACAAAATTCTTCTTAATAGGAACAACCCCATTACCTTTCCTTATGGGATTTATCAAAAAAAGATTTTCACTTCCCCATACAACGTGCTGAATAGCAGAATGAATTTCCTCTTTGATAATCTTAAAATCTAAACTTTGCGTAAAGTTTCCTTTAGCAAATAAAGTAAATTCTTTATCTATCTTCATATTGCTTTTCAAATAATTCAAGTAAAGATGACAAGTTTAAATTAAAAGCTTTGGATATTTTAAAAAGAGTCATCAAGGTTGGTTGTCTACATCCACGTTCTAGTAAAGAGATATATGTTCGATCTAATTGGCAAAGTTCTGCCAATTTTTCTTGAGAAATTTTCTTATCAGTTCTTAATGAAGAGAGAAAAATCCCAAAGTTTTTTATCAAACAATCTTCCTTCATATTATTTTTTTTTGCAAATTTGCAAACTATAGTCGCCATAGTCAACAGACTATAGTCTGAATTTATTAATAGCTATGTAAGAATATGAAATCATTTTATGAAGCAATAGGCATATTAAATAAAAATAAAAAAGAAAAAGAGCAAATCTCTATTTTATTAGAGATTCCATTTGAAATGTTGGAATACTATAATAATAATCATATACTGCCTGACTCCGGAGTATTGAATAGAATAGAACAAAAAATAGGTATTTCCAAATTTGACATCATGTTAAAAATGGGGATATACACACAAAAGCTTAAAGAATGCCTCAGTAATAAATCATCCATTTTGTCATTAGACAATAATATTGATCTAATCAATAACACTAATGTAGAGTTGGCATTTAAAACCAACTTTGGAAAGTTATACCATGGTGATTGTTTGGATTTATTATCCACACTTGAAAACGAATCATTCGATTTAATTTTCGCAGATCCCCCCTTTAATTTAAATAAGTTATATCCATCTAATATTAATGATAATCTTAAAAAATCCGAATATCTAGAATGGTGTGAGAAGTGGTTAGACGAATGCATTAGAACTCTAAAAATAGGAGGAAGTCTTTTTATCTGGAACCTTCCTAAATGGAACACTTATCTATCTTTATATTTAAATGAAAGATTAACATTTAGACATTGGATTTCTGTTGATATAAAATATTCATTGCCAATCAAAGGACGGTTATATCCATCTCATTATTCTTTATTATATTATGTAAAAGGAGAAAAACCAAAAACATTTAAGCCTGATAGATTACCAATGGAAGTTTGTGGAAAATGTTTTAATGAAATAAAGGATTATGGTGGATACAAAAATAAAATGAATCCCTTAGGTATAAGCCTTACTGATGTATGGTATGACATTCCACCAGTACGCCATCCAAAATATAAAGCAAGAAAAGATGCAAATGAATTATCTGTCAAACTATTAGACAGAATAATAGAAATGTCCACAGATGTTGGAGATACTATTTTTGATCCATTTGGAGGAGCAGGAACTACATACATTACAGCTGAAATTAAACAAAGGAAATGGATTGGAATAGAAATAGGACCATTAGATGATATTATCAATCGTTTTAAAAATATTCAGACTGATAGGAATTTGATATTAAAATACCGAAATAATTATAATCATCTATTCTCTCCTACAGTAGAAAAAAAAAGGATAGAAAATCATTTATGGACATGTAAAAAATAAAAACGATATATTTATCAATCCTTGCACTAAAGTATTGATATTATAAAAATATTCATATCACCATTAAATAGATATTACTATATAAAATATTATATTAATAAACAATCAAATATAATATTGTATATTTTATTTCAGTGAAAAAACATATCTATTTTCTGATAAAAAATAGTCCGATAATTAAAAATATATTTATAATTTAATATAAAAAATCATGTATAAAATCACATTAAAAAATATCAAATCGATTAATTATTTAGAATTCTCTTTCCCAGATAAAAATGGAGTGTATTTATTGACGGGAGGAAATGGATGTGGTAAAACAACACTTCTTATTGCACTAAATAGATTGGGAGACAATCTCGCTTTTAGTAAAAATATTAAAACAAGTACTGCAGGATTTGACTCTTTTAGAGATGCACAAATTATATATAGCACTGAACATGATTCTGTTATTTATCATCGAGCTGGTATCAGATGGGTACCAACTCCTAGAAGTAAAAGTAATCTGATTAAGACTTTCCCTTGTCAAAATATATTATACCTTAGTACCTCTGGCTTAAGGTTTTATGCACAAGAGCCCAAAGATCTAAAAGATCAGCGTCATAATGCAGTTAGTGACGAAATCATTAATCCCTTAAATGATATATTAAATACCTCTAAATTTAATGACTTAAAATATATAAAAATAAAAAGTCCCAAGGGGAAACAACGCCACTTACATAGGGATAATAAATTATATGTTATAAAAGACCCTAAAAATAATTATTACTCTGAACAAAATTTTAGCTTAGGAGAAAGACTTTTATTAAACTCTCTTGACTTTATTGAAAAAATAAAAGAAAGAAGTCTTCTTCTTATTGATGAAGTAGAGTTGGCGCTACATCCTATTGCACAAATTAAATTTTATGACTATCTAACGAAAATAGCTAAAGAAAAAAAATTAACAGTAATACTATCGACCCATTCTAGTTCGCTCATAAAGCATGCTAAACACAGAATCTATCTTGAAAATAATAACGGACAGGTATCTGTTCTAAATAATTGTTATCCTGCTTATATTCTCAGAGATATTGCTACAGAAGAAGATTTTAGACCAGATTTCATCTTCCTTGTAGAAGATATTATGGCACAAAGGTATATGCATTATTTATTATCTAAATACCTAAAAGAAATAAATAGTAAAATTATATGTAAAATTATTCCTGTTGGAGGACATAAACAGGTAATTGAACTTATGGAAAAATATCCAACATTGTCATATCCTAAAAGCAAAATACAATCAATGCTTGATGCAGATGTAAAAGATACGTATAAAGAAGTTTCAAAAAAAAGTGACAAAACAGATGCTGATGCAGCATATATTGATCTGTTTAGAAGAAACAAAAATAATATTAGCTTTTTAAAAATTACGCCTGAACTTAGAACTTGGGAATGGCTACTTAGAAATCCCAATATTTTACAACAGAATATAGAAAGCAAATACGGAAGACAGTCATTTTATGTATCAACAATTGTTCAAAAAATCGAGGAAGAAGAAGCTATAAATAAGAATAGCAACAATTTACGTAACTGGGCAAAAGGCTGTTTTAAGAATTTAGCATCTAAAGTATGCCCTCAAATTATAGACTTTAACGAAGCAGACCTATATAAATGTATTTTTGAAAGTTATGTAGAAGATTTCACTTCTAACCAAACTAACATGAATTATATCAAGGGGTATTTTGGCAGAATATTAAATAGGAAATAAACAATATAAAATATATTTATCATCACTGACATCCATTAAAAATGAGTGGACATAGGTGATGATAAATATCGATAATAAACAAATAGCTATTAACATTTTAGATGTCATCTATTTAGGGATATTCAGTAAATAATATAGAATTAGCCAACTAATTCATACTTAAAGTATTGCGAATTAGTTGGCTTTTTTGTATCTTTAGGTATTCCCCCGCAAATAAGGTTTGACTGCCAAAACGGGGGTAATTCCCTAACAAAGATATGACTAAGATACAAAATATTTCAGAAATTCACCCAACTTTGGGGTTTACAGAATTCGATATTCTGGAAAAATATCGCAAGAGTTTTAATGAGAGTGAGCTTGGCAGGCTTCATTCGGTGTTCCCGTTTGAGTGTATGGCAAAAGCCGCAGGTCTGTCGGAACAGCCTCTGGGCCGCAGGAACATTTTCAGTCCTTCCGCAAAGATAGCTCTTATGGTGCTGAAGGCCTATACCGGATTTTCCGACAGACAGCTGGTGGAACATCTCAACGGGAACATACACTACCAGCTGTTCTGTGGAATCATGATAGACCCGTCATCTTCCATAACCAACTACAAGATAGTCAGTGCCATCCGTAATGAGATAGCATCCCGTCTTGACATTAACTCCCTTCAGGAGGTCCTGGCTTCACACTGGAAACCTTATCTTGAGAACCTTCACGTGTGCATGACCGATGCCACACCACATGCTACGAGAGCCATATGCGTTTTCCTACAGAGATGAAGCTCCTTTGGGAAAGCCTCGAATGGCTCTACAGATATATCTGCAAGCATTGCGGGGAGCTTGGTATAAGACGTCCCCGTAACAAATACAAGAATGTGTCAGAGTCCTATCTGTCCTACTGCAAGAAACGAAAAAGGAAGACTTCAAGGACAAGGATGCTCAAGCGCCGTATGATCAGACTTCTTGAAAAACTCCTCATACAGAGGGATGAGATTCATAGAGAGTACGGAACCTCACTCCGATATACCCGGGATTACCAGAAACGTCTTTCCGTCATCAGAAAGGTTCTTGTACAGGAAAAGGAACTGTTTGCAGGGCGGAAAGTCAGTGACCGTATCGTTAGCATTGACCGTCATTATATACGTCCCATCGTAAGAGGCAAGGAAACCCAATCTGTCGAGTTCGGCGCGAAGGTGGGCAACATACAGATAGACGGCATATCGTTTATCGAACACATCTCCTTCAAGGCCTTCAATGAGGGTATACGGCTTAAGGACTGTATCCGTATGCAGCAGAAACTCATGAAGGTGAGGGTAAGATGTGTGGCTGCCGATTCCATATATGCCAATAATGCCAACAGGAAGTTCTGCACGAAATATGGAATATCCACTTCCTTTGTGCGTAAGGGAAGGGCGGCAAAGGATGAGACATTGAGAAAGGTACTCAGAAGTGAGCTGTCAAAAGAAAGGGCCACACGGCTTGAAGGCAGCTTCGGTACTCAGAAGCAATATTACTCGCTCTCAAGGATAAAGGCCAGAAACAGGAAGACGGAAATACTGTGGATTTTCTTCGGAATACATACGGCAAATGCCGTACTGATGATAGACAAGATCAAAAACAGAACGGCTAAAGCTGCATGATATGATTGTACTCACAGAATCAGAAGAGGTCATCAGACTTCTTACAGAACTTCATGTCCTGTCGGATAGAATTATGTGAGAAAGCAAAGAATAAGGACAATAATAATGGCATATGAAGTGGTTATGTTCTATCATTTTCATAGGCCATCTTGTTTTTTAGGGACATTTACTGAATATCCCTATTTAGTACTAAATTTCAGACGCCTTTTCCTTGTAATTTTTATCCATTACTATTATCTATTCCATTATATTTTACAAAAGTTATAATACTTCTCTATGGAACATATTTTCCATGTCAGCCTTAACTAACAGGAAAATATTCAAATAGTTACAAAAGCTAATATGCTTTTTCCATATTATCAAAAAGTATATTTTCATTATTATTTGTAAAACGATATTTTACTAATATTAGATCAGTTCCATAATTATTAAAATATACAAGATATTGTTATAGTTTTAGAAGACCATTATTCAAAGTACTATCATCATACTTTTATTCAGATTCAATCAGATTATGATCTAATACAGTATATTGTAATATTATTTCATTTCTTACAGCAAATATCGCCCTTTGCCACTGACTGTGCAAGGCGGCCCTGTCGGGCTGGTTGGCTGAAAAAAAATCATCCTCGCTTCGCTCCGGTATTTTTTTCTGCCAAGCCTTGCACCGGTCATTGGCAAAGAACAGCTGGGCCAGTAAGAAATTGAAATACTGGCTCCACGGAGCCGGTCATGTCTAATTTAAATAAAAGAATATGACTGAAGAAGTTGGAAAGAAGGTATGTGAAGGTACAGTAGCAGACCTCATGAAGGACAAGACCGGAAAACAGACGGTTATCACGTTGACAAGAAAGAATGCTTACCGAGTGAAGAAAATCAGAGAACAAGGGACGGATGACGAAGCCGTCCTTTTTCATTTCCGTAAACGCTGTACGGGAATGGGCTCCTATGTACACACCATCGAAACGGCAGACGGGGAAACAGAACTGCATCCAAATGAATTTGAAAAATGGGAAGCAGTGGAATTCCTGTATCCTGGCTATCTGGAAGACCTGCTTGATGCTGCATACAACGCATACAGATGGAGTTCCTTCGAACCTGAAGCAAGGGCGGAAACAGACATCATGCAATATGAAAAACAACTTGTAGAGGATCTGAAACAGATTCCGGAAGAAAAGCAGAATGAGTATGTCAGTGCATACCATAGCAAGTTCTCCGCCCTGTTGGGCAGTCTCTCACGATGTGCCAGTCCGATGGTGACAGGACCTGCCAAATTCAACTGTCAGCGTAACAACAAGGCCTTGGACGCATACCAGAACAGATTTGATGAATTTCATGACTGGCGTAACCGCTTCAAGGCTGCCATGGAAAGAATGAAAGAGACTGCCAAACCGGAAGAACAGAAGCAGGAAGAGGCATGGAACCGCCTGAAGCGTGACATTGCAAGCAGCGCACAGACTATTCATGATATTGATACCGGTAAAGCAAGAGGATACAGCCGTGCCCTGTTCGTCAGCAGTATCCTTAATAAGGTAAGCACCTATGCGGGAAAAGGAGAAGTGGAAATCGTACAGAAAGCAGTGGACTTCATTACAGACTTCAATGCGCAATGCAAGAAACCGGTTATCACTCCGCGGAACCGTTTCTTCCAACTGCCGGAAATGGCACGCCAGGCCAGACTGAAACTTCAGGAAATCAAAGAACGGGAAAACCGTGAACTGAAATTTGAAGGCGGAATGCTGGTATGGAACTATGAGGCAGACCGCCTGCAAATCCTGTTTGACAGTATTCCGGATGACCAGAAGCGCAAGGAACTGAAATCATACGGTTTCAAATGGTCGCCGAGATATCAGGCATGGCAACGGCAACTTACACAGAATGCCGTATATGCAGTCAAAAGAGTGTTGAACCTTCAAAACCTATAAGACATGAAAGACCGATTGAAATATGTAATCGATTCCCGCTACTTCGACGGAACATGCCTGACAAGTATGAGTGACGGATTCCACAATGACTATGGTGGGGAAACAATAGAAGAACTGCGCATACGGGAAAACAATCCCTATCTGAAAGCCGTAACACCTTCTGATATAGACAAGAAGCTGCGGCTATACAATCAGTCCCTGTCCGAACCGTTCAAGGAAATCACCGAAGAAGACTACTATGACCTGCTGGATGTACTGCCACCCTTGCGCATGAGACAAAACTCGTTTTTTGTGGGAGAACCGTATTACGGAAATATGTACTCTTTCTGCTTTACCCGTCAAGGAAGATATTTCAAGGGCCTACGCTCCGTACTTACTCCGCAATCCGAACTGGACAGTCAGATAGACCGTCACATGGAAATCATCAACCGGAAAGCCGTGATCTCAAAAGAGGAAACAAGCAAAACGGTCACAACCGGAACCAGACTCATTCCCTATTATTTTTCACTGGACGGAAAACAGCCCGTATTCATCTGCAACCTTGTCATCCAATCAGATTCCAGACAAGCAAGGACGGACATGGCGAATACCCTGAAAAGTCTTCGCCGGAACCATTATCAGTTCTATAAAGGAAAAGGACATTACGAAACTCCGGACGAACTGATAGACCATGTATCAGGAAAGAAGCTCACCCTTGTTTCCGACGGACATTTCTTTCAATATCCTCCCGACAGGGAATCAGTAACTTTCATCGGACACATCAAGGAGACATCAGAGGAATTTCTTTTCCGGATCTATGACCGTGAATATTTCCTGTATCTCCTAAAAAGATTGAGAACCGTGAAAAAGGAGTCCGCACAGAAACAAATAAATATCAAATCATAACATTCGGGGGAATGCGGTAGAATAACTGCCGTATTCCCTCATAAAAACAATACAAGTATGAACAAATCAAACACTCTATACTGGAAAACAGCCACAGATCCGGCTGAACGCATTGAGGTCAGACTCGTCCTGAACAGTTATATCGACAATGACAATCTGTATGTAGGACTTGAATCCCGGTCTAAGGAGAATCCGAAATGCTGGGAATCCTACACGGACATCACCGTCAACCTCAATTCCCTTCCCCTGTTCCATGCCTATGTGGACAACCGAGACTGCAACAGACACGTACATGATTTCCTGACCAGTAACAGAATAGCGGAGCCTGCCGGATTTGAATATCAGGGATTCAGAATGTTCCGCTTCAATCCTGACAGGTTGAAGGAACTCGCACCCGAACAGTTCAAGACAATCAGCGCCAAACTGCCACCACAGGATGACATGATAAAGGACATCATCTATCAGGAAAGACATTTCCCTTTGAGAACTGTTCAAGACATTCACGGAATATATATTGTTTCAAGCAAGGAACTGGAAGAATCTCTGATCGAAGGAGTACGGAACCTAAATGCTGCGGCATATGAACTGCTGGATGGCATCTGTCTGTTCTGCTCCACACAGGAACTGCGCTATCTTACGGATGCAGAACTGATAGAAACAATCTACGCACAATAAAAAGGAGGAACAAATATGAAAACCGGAGACATTGTATTTCTGAGACGTCCCTATAAGGGATACCGTGCCGTCGAACTGATGGAAAGACTGGAATGCCGCTGGCTGGTCAGGATTGTCGAGAGCGGTCTTGAACTGGAGGTATATGAAGATGAACTTATATCAGAATTTTAATACGAATAAAGTGTTATGGAAAAATATCAGTTTGCATTCCATTCGGAAATAATCGGCTATACCTCTCCTCATATCGGCGAGGTCAGAAAAGCCATACACAGAAAAGTGGAAAAGGAAAAGTCTGCCGCCATAAAGAATGATATTGAGCTGCACATGTACAAGGTGCATGACGGCATACCGGTTCTCCTTAACACCTGCTACCTGTATGATGAAAAAGGATGTATGGTACACGGAAGTATCAAGAGAACCAAGGATTATCTGCTTGAGACATGGAGATACCATACAAACAGACATTCCAAAGGTTTCAGTTCCACAAGAATCAGGCCCTGCACGACAAGCAGGGCTTTTTCATTTGTATAACTCTTAAAATCAGGAATCATGAACCAGACATTACAACTTACAGACTATATTCCACAGTATGTAAGCCTCTACTACGTGGACTACCGGGATGACCTTGATGAGCATGAAGACATCCAGGAGGAATGCATCCGTTCCAACAATATGGAAAAACTCTATGAAAAGGCATACGAATGGTATGAGGAACAGGAAAGCTCAAACATGCACGACTATCTGGAGGAGACAAGAAAGAACATGGAAGCGGACAATTTAGCCGGAGAGTTTGAAGAGCATGAAGATGAAATCAGGGAACTTATCTACGACCGGAACGATTCCGACCCGGTAAAGGACCTGATACGCAACTCGTCCGTCACTAATTTCTTCTATTCGCTTGGAGTGGAAATCAGCGGATATCTGACCGGTTGTTCACTGCGGGGAGAATCAGTCGCCATGGCCTGCCATAAGGTACGCCGCGCACTGCATCTGAAAAAGGGGCAGTTTGACGAGAAGATTGAAGAACTGGTAGAGAATGCCACATACGGCGGAGAACTGCGCATCTACTTCAACGCCATGTTTGACAGGCTCATCAGCAAAGACCCTGAGAACGATTTCAAAAGCATCCGTTTCCACGGGAATGTAGTGGTAGCCATTGCCGACAGCCGGAACGGTTCCGGACATCATGTACGGATTCCGCTGGACATCACTTTCCCTTTCCGAAGGGAGAACCTGTTTGTCGATTCACAGGTACACTATTCCTATGCCAATGAAGTCTGCGGCATGACTAATGACTGGTGTGATTCCACAAAATGGGAAACGGGCATGATACCTTTTACCGGATCTGTCCGAAAAAGCCGGATGGCTGAATACAAGAAACAGGAAGCCGCTTATGAGCAGACATTCCGAGACGGGAAATGCACCTTCGGTGACATGAACTACAAACGCCACCGTGACGTGCGATATTCGAATGAATATCCTGCTGGATGCAGATGCCCTCATTGCGGTACTTTCTGGATTGACTGAAAAAACATTTACCAACCAATAAATTCAAACGATATGAAAATCTGCTGTTCACAAGAGCATTACGACAAGGTCGTACAGTATGCAAAATCAATCAATGACAAGACACTGGAAAACTGTCTTGAACGTCTAAAACAATGGGAGAAGAACGAGAACCGTCCATGCGAAATCGAACTCTATTACGACCATGCGCCTTATTCGTTCGGATTCTGCGAACGTTATCCGGACGGAAATACAGGCATTGTCGGAGGACTGCTGTATCATGGAAATCCGGACGAGTCCTTTGCCGTCACCATAGAACGTTTCCACGGATGGAGCATACATACCTGACATATATGCGACAGTCTGTATTGGGGAGCCTCATGCAATATGGGGTTCCCTTTTTTTATGCCGGAGACATGATGACAGCATCCTCATTTCTTGCTGCAAAAATAGCTGTTTGCCGCGCAACTCCCGCAAGGCGGCCCTGCCGGGCTGGTTGTCTGGAAAAAAATCATCCTCGCTTCGCTCCGGTATTTTTTTCCGCCAAGCCTTGCAGGGATGCGGGCAAACAGACAACAGGGACAACAAGAAATAAGAATGCCTGTACCTTACAGGCAGACAATGTATAACAATAAATATCAGAAGTCATGATTACAGACCAGAAGACACAGAACAGGCTTCACGCGGAGACCGGAACAGAACTGTTCTCCATCAGACAAAGGAAGGAAGCCGTCACAAGGATGCTGGACATTCTGAAAGAAACTCCGGAATACCTACAGGTTATGAACCATATACCGGCTTATGCCATGGATGACGATACGTCAGAATGGTGGAAATCGGAAGAATCGGAAAATTTCATGAACTCACTCCTGGAAGTGATGGAAAGCTATACTCCGGACGGATACAGGTTCAGACCGAAATCCGGCACGGCCGACCTTTACGGCTACTGGGAAAGCAAGACCGGACGGACAACCCTCTTCCATCTGCTTTTCAGTCTGGAAAGCGGATATGAATGGGGAAAAGGTCTTTCCCATGAGAAAACGGACGCATTCTACAAGGAAATAAAAGAGAAATTTCATGGAGAGGGATTCGACACGGACAGAACAGGCTGTACATCACAGGCCATGTATATTGTAAAAGGAAAGACACGCCTGTACGTGCATCCGATGGAAATAAGCGGCTACTGTGAAACACTGCATATTCCACAGGTTACAGCCATACTGAAAAAAGGAGGCCGTACATTCCGTCTTGTAAGGGATACGATAGCGGAAGAGGTGTATTCCTTCACCGATGAAGAAGAAATGGAATATTACCGTGCCAGATACGGAACGTGCATCCACAGGAATATACTGGATGCCTTCAATAACCGCCGGGCAGGGAAAGAGGATATCCTTTCCATGATGGCATCACGGATAAATGTGGCGACGACATCACATCTGCACGGTATCGGATATGATTCACCGGCATACAGGTTCGTGCATGAAGCATACGACAGACTGGTAAAGAGCGGAAAGCTGAAGGAGAATATCAGGAAGACAGGTTGCTGCAACATCATAATGGCCACTTCAAATACCAATGCAATATGAGACTGAATTACAATGACATGCTGCTTCTGGCAATATGGGAATACAACAGGAGACAGGACGAGGATCTGGCCCTGGAACTGTTTCAGGAAACATTCGGACAGGTTCCCGGCGCACATTTCCATGACAAATGGGTGCATTATTACAACAAGAACCTGCTGATGATGGCCGCCTATTTCAGGGGTGAGGAAGAAAACGGCCAGAAATTCTGTGACATGATCACCCGACAGGTTGAACGATATACACAAAACAGGAGGAGAACAGGATGAATACAAAGATACGATATGACCTTGACAGTCTTGAACTGGCAAACGATGACTTCGGGTATCCCATAACAGAAAAGGAAGTACGGAAAGTGAACCGTATGCTGGAACTGATGGAGAATGTCCGAAGCAGGCAGATGTGTCCGGTGGAAGGAGACTGCGTTGAATTTGTCACACGTTCTGGTGACTATTTCGGAAAAGCTCATATAGAACGGATAACAGGCAAATATGCGGATATATGCCTGATACCGGAAACGGTATTCTGTTTCGATGACATGGGAAAAGCCGCCTATGATACCACCGGAAGTCCCTGGACTCAGGTCAACATCCGGAACATGAAACCCGCAGGTACAGAAATCCGCATATTCAGGACATGGGGATTCGGGAAGCGCAGCAATACGGGTAGTCTCAGGTTCGACGCTCCGGTCAGGAAATGGGAATACAGAGAACCGAATCCGTTGTATGACGGTTACACTACCCGTAACTGGTTCCGCTATCATATCATGAAACACCGGGACAGGGAAAGGACAGGCGAATACACCTTCCGCAGCGATTCATTCACGCTGTACAGCCGGAGCGAGCTGGACGAGCTGGCCGCAATCCTGAAAGGCAGACTCTACAAGGGAATCCTGCCTGACTCTCTTATACTTTGGGGATACCGCATGGATATTAAGGAAATATCACGTGAGCAGTGGAACGGTATGGGACAGCACGGACAAATCCGCATGAAATTCATGGGATACGGTCCGGTCAGAATCCACACGGACAATGAAAACCATACCGTAACAGTATACAGAATCAACGACAGTCTATAACCAATTATAAAATAAAGGAATATGGCACGATATGAAATCTCCAACGAAGTCAGGCCGCTCGACAGGCTCATCACAGGCTTTGCCTCCTCATGCGGCTATGAAATACAGACCGTATTTAACGACCTGCTGCGTTTCATCATCCACGGCTTCTCTCCGGGAGCACCGCCAATAAGCAACTGGAAATACAAGCGTCAGCAAAACGCCTCGTTCATGGAAATGACAGCCGAATGGACACGTATCATGCAGAAACAAATCGGCAGGTCGGGATGGTTCGACGCTTTCGGTGAACTCCACATGGCTTACTGCTCAAAACCGGGACAGCAGGCAAACGGACAGTTCTTCACACCGTCACATATCTGTGAACTCATGGTCATGTGCGCGGCTGGTAAAAAAGAGACCGGACAGAGGATGGGAGACCCTACATGCGGCAGCGGAAGACTCCTGCTGGCATACCATGCGCACAATCCGGGAAACTATCTGGTCGGAGAAGACATCAGCCGGACCTGTTGCATGATGACCGTATGCAACATGCTCGTCCACGGATGTGTCGGGGAAGTGATCTGTCATGACAGTCTCCAGCCGAAGGCATTCACCGACGGATGGAAAGTCAACCAGGCTCTGCCCTTGACGGGAATACCTTCTATAAGACGCATGAAGGAAGAGGAATACAGGAATCCTCTTCCGGAAAATATCGGACGCTTCAAAGAGGCAGTCCGTATCATCAACCTATTGGACAAATAATTACCAACCTTTTAAAAAATATAATTATGGAAGCTTTAGCAACATTGAACAATCAGAGACAGTTTGATTTCCAGAACAACGGAATCGAAGTAATGGACCTTGAAACACTCCAGCGTACCTACAAGGAGAACGACATCTACGGCAATCCGGTCAGGGGAATCTACCACTACCAGGTCATCCAGCGCATGACGGACATCTGCCGCCGTCACAACCTGAACTATGAGGTGGAGGAAATCTTCGCCGCCCAGAACAAGAACCGGACACAGCCCGGAGTGGTCATCCTGCCGCAGGTGGAACAGACCTATGGAGAGAAGGCGGTAGAGGCACATGTACTGCGCAGAATATTCACCACCATCCGTATTCTGAACGGGGATACCGATGAACTGACAACCACACTCGTGGTAGCCTACCATCAGGACGGTATCCAAGCGGCAATAGGTCCCTGCGTACGTATCTGCCACAATCAGTGTATCCTTTCACCCGAACGAAGTGTTGCCAACTACGGTAAGGACAAGGTGACTACCGAGGAACTGTTCGGGAAGGTGGATGACTGGATGCGCAATTTTGAGCGTGACATGGATGCGGACAGAAGCCGAATCCAAAGGCTCAAGGAAAAGATGTTGACACCCGGTGAATTATACATGATCATCGGTATGCTGACGGCTCTGCGTGTATCCCATGACAGTGGAGACAAAAGACTGGCATCACAGGTGGATACCTATCCGCTTAACCAGGGACAGATTTCCGTATTTACGGAAGAACTGCTCAAACTCTCACTTGAACAGCCACGCATTACAGCGTGGGATGTCTACAATGTAGCGACAGAAATCTATAAACCGGGAAAGACTGATTTCCCTGCCATGATTCCACAAAATGGAGCAATGGCCGATTTCCTGCTTTCATATAACCAGAATTAAAACCTGAAACCGAATACGACAGGCCCGGTTCCGTCATCAGCGGAATCGGGCTTTGTCATTTATCAACCTGAATAATCAGATAAGATATGGCAGCAAGTAACAGAATAAAGGCTGAAATGTATATCCTTTTCAGCTGCAACGCATGGCACGAATACAGTTCATTCGAGCCAAAGGCGGTCTTCTCTTCCATAGAAAAGGCAGCAGACTTCCTGCAAAAGAACAGAAGAAAACTGAAACTGGAGGAAGATGACATCGAATGTTTCAGACAGCACAGTCAGACTCAGGGCAGAAATACCAATTACCTGGTACAGTCCTGTCCCTATAATCCAGTCCGCGCAAGAGACTTGGAATGACAAAGAATCCCATTCATAAACAATCATATAAAAATATACGACTATGACAAATGATGAAAACACTTACATCGGAATGTCCCTGCCGGAAGGAATACGGTACATCACCGTTTTTGAAAGAGGGGATTTTGAAAACTGCGGAAGAATACTCAGGACATTCTACCGTACGGAAGACAGGGTGAGAAAACTGCTCGCTTTGGGAAACCTGCTCCATCTGGGAGGAGGACTCTCATCAAACGAAAACAAGACAAGCTGTTGGCCTTTGAATAATGGGAATCCCATTCACAAAGCAAAGGAAATATCAGGCAAGGAAAAGTTCTTCCTGCTCGGAGACTGGACTTACCTGTATGAAAATGGAAGATGGTTTCTGGGCTATGAAGGAAAAATCTATGAAATCAGCAATCCTGAATTTTCTGTCTTTGTTCCCGACAAGGACCATACGCCTTCCCCTTTGGACAAAGGACTTTACTTTGCCGTAATCGACGAAACGGGAAAACTGGAATTCACTCCGGAAATTGTCAACGGATGGGATACCTGGAAAAGCCTTCCCCAAAGAGTCAGTGAAAAAGGGAAAACGGTATATGTATTCCGCAAAACACAACTTATAAAAGTCATCAAACCTAAGAAACTGAAATCATGAAAGAAATCAATATGACAAAGGCTATATCATGTATGCCGGACAAATTCATCACAATGGAAATGGTTGAACTGGCCGCGACCGAACACCGTCCGGAACTGGTCAACTATCTGCCGGAGAAATATATTACTTCTGAAATACTTGACAGTATATTCAAAACAGATGATTACGGATGGCGTTCCTGGCAGCTTTCGAAGATACCTGAAGAAAAACGTAACCGCCAGATTTGTCTAAGGGCAATAAAGGCCGAAAAGAGTAATTTTCCTGACATACCGGAAAAATACAGGAACAGTGACATACTTGAATCGCTGTTCGCACACAGGAATTTCATGCACTACCTGCATCTGATACCTTCATCCTCATGGAACAACGGAACAGTCCGTGATGCAATATACTCCCTTTACCGTGACGTACAGCAAAACGGAGGTTACCGGTACTGTTCAGAGAGGTATGAACAGCAGTTCTTATATGAAACAAGCGTCATGCTTTCTTTCGTTCCGCGACAAGCCAAGGATTTCAGACTTTGGAATGAACTGATCCATGACGAACGTATCGCAACCATGACTATCGACAAAATGATGCCTAAATGTTTCAAACAGGCAGCATACTACAAGGAATGGGCCATACGCTGTATCAAGGAAGTGGATATACGCTGGCTTGACTATGACACCGTATGGAAGGCCATCTGTCACAAAACAGGCAACCTACATGGCATTTTCGATTCATACGGACATTACGAGTGGTTCTCCAAACATGCGGATAATGCCATGGCTGACAAAGCAATGGAGTTGGAACCTAACCTGTTTAACAAACTTCCCAGACGGTTCCGGACACCGGAAAGACTTATTCATACACTTGAAGTAAAAAGAGAAATCAACAGTTACAACTTCATTCTTGAACCGAACTTGATGACGAAAGAGGTTTGTATGGCACTGGCCAGAAGGGATTCGTTCTACCCTGATATTCCATCGGAACGCTGGAACAGGGAACTTGTGGAATATTTCACCGAATACGGCCATAGTCTGCGCTGGCTCCCTCAACTGCCGAAGAAACTACAGACCAGAAAACTTGCCGAGAAGGTTCTGAAGGAGAAGCCTCAATACTTCCATTATCTGCGGATGGAATTCATCACACCTGAAATGTCCAGGTTGTTATGTCAAAAAGACCAGGATAATATCCGGTATTTCAAGGAACGGGTCATGGAATTCCAAAAATATACAGGGCTTCCAGCCAAATTCTATGGATGTGAAACGGATTTCGAGCATATCAGGGACCGTGATGATAGCCGCCGATACTGCCGTATAGGACTCGCTTACATCGCCTTACAAAAATGTAAACGCGGATGGCATGAAAGTGAATATTATCTTATCATGACACGCCATCCCAACCGATATATGCCTGCCAAGACAGTGTTCAGAAAACAGATTACTACATTCCACCGGACATGGCTGGAAAAGACAATATGTGACAACGACCCGCAATTCTGGATTCCGAAGATTCAAAAGGATTTGAAAGATGTACAAGCCATGCGGTATTATGAGGTGGAACATATCCGTACTATACTGGGTTGCGAAATATTCCGCAACTCTTTCATGGGGCAGACAGTGGAATACTGTATCCGCAAGGACGGGCTGACCTACCATGACAGGAACATGGAAAGGCTCGCCTCCGGCCTGCAATACAAGATCCGTCAATTGAAGGAGCAGGCTGTACTCCCCAAAGGAACAGATGACTCTATGGAAATCAATGCAGAAACGGTACACCGCAATATGGGGTATTGTCTGATTGGAATAGAAGCCTTTGCGGAAGACTACGGACTGGACATAGCCCGGACCTATACCCTGAAAGAGCTGAAGGACGTTATCCATGAACAGGGATACAAGCCTTCACTGGAGAAATACAAAAAAGAAGTCCAACATCTAAATCTTATCTGAATATGAATATTCTCCAAAAAAGAATTGAAAACCTGTGCGATGAAATCATCGGCAGGATACTTGCACTGATGCAGGCAAACTCGGTTTCCGAAGTAATACTGACAGACAATGATAATCCGGTTTACGTAATCTGGTTTGACAAGATGGGTGATCCGTGCGAATGCTCCGTACACAAGGTAACTGCCGTCGGAGAAGGAATCACACTTGAAGTCCATGATAAGATAACCGGAGAAAATTACAAGGTCACAAGCCGCCATGAGGCGGCTTTGGCCAATCCGGTATGGCTTAACGAGATACTAACGGTCGTGAGAGCCATTTTCCCTACAAAGGACACTAGATTGGAAGAAAAAGGTACGTGTTTCAATTGTGGAGGAAACAATATAATCCAATCCGAACACAAAATGTTCAGTCATTATGCTGATGAATCATTTTTTATAGATAGAGTGAAAATTGTGACAATCTCACAGTCCTCAGTGGCAAGAAAACCGTAAAAAAGGATATGATAGATGATTTTAAGGAAGTTGTTGAAATATACAAAAGAAGCCCTGAACTAGTGGAATGTATTATCATATGGAACTATAGCTTTCAAATAAAAAAGTGGCATAATATATTATGGGTACATTGAAATAAAATAACCGGTTTATTTACTCCTTTATCTCTTTTTCTGGACAAAAACTATGTATAAAAAAGAGGGTATCTCAGAGGAAATATACTGTATCCGTAACGATGATGGTCTGATGCTAAAGATCGCCCACAACTATATGAAACTGATGGGAATCGAGAACACGCAGTTCATCATCGCAGATCATATCGACTGTTACCGGAATGAAAAGGTCTGCAAGATGTTGACAGCCCATTACCGCTTGTATTTTACCGAAGGAAAAGAGCATGTCAATTTTATGCGGTTATACCTTCACGACAAAGTAAAGTATTTTATCTAG